TATAGAGACTTTATATAGTAGAGCTAAGAAGAATCCTTTCTTAGCAGATAAGACGTATGATGAATATCTAGAATTTCTAATACGGCAGATAGACCTACTAGGTTCTATAGATATAGACATAGAACTAGATAGAGATGACGTAGAATCTCAGATATATGATGCACTAAAAGAGATGAAATGGTTGAAGGTAATAAACGCCTTTATAGTTGGAGTAATAACTACTAATATAGGAGTCTAGTATGCCACCCGATACAGAACAACAATTAGTATGTGAGTGTTGTGAAACTACAAACGATGTACAAGAACAACCAAGTGCTACTGTATGTGATGACTGTAATGATGAGAACTACTATTACTGTACTAATTGTAGTGACCATAATAGCTACGATAGTGGTTACCACGTATCTCCTAACGGAGATGAGTATTGTGAGCATTGTTTCTATGAGATATATACTTATTGCGAAGGTTGTGGAGAATCTTGTGATAGAGACTATACATCATATCATAGAGGTTATGAGTATTGTGAGGATTGTATACCTGAGACCTCTGTACTAGAGGTCGCAAGTACAGTACCTTCTAGTAGTAGAGTTGCAGATACATTCACATACCCTATAAGAACATTGGTAGGTTTGGAGATAGAATGTATTACGCCTGAGGTAGAATCTATTGATACACCTATGTACTGGACTAACTGCTCAGATGGTTCTATTAGTACGGATGAAGAAGATAGTATGGGTGTAGAACTAGTGTCTACCCCTGCTAGTGGAGACTTACTAATGCAGAACATAAATAACTTGATGCAATGGAAGGATTATTACGGTGGATGGGTTAATCATACTTGTGGATTCCACGTACATTTCAACTCTATAGACAAGACACCTAGGGAGATAGCACACGTAGCTATAGTATATCAGAAGTACCAGAGTATACTAAAGGGTATGATGCCTAACTCTAGACAGAGTTCTAATTGGTGTAGAGATTCTGAGATGAATGTGAATTATCTTCGTAGAGTTACAGAAGAACAAGAACTAATAGATGAGTACTATGAGACTATGGGCTCATATCCTAGTAACGATAAGTACAATGATGCTAGGTACTGTGGTCTAAACATACACTCTAGATACTATCACGGTACTATAGAGTTTAGATTACACTCAGGTACTATTAATAAAGAGAAGATAACTAATTGGATATCAATACTTAATATTATAATAGATAAAGGTATAGAGATATCTAAGTTTAGTGAGGAGAACTTTAGGTCTTGGTTAGACTTAAAACCTAATCTTGATATATTTGGTTATACTCTAAAGTCTTATATGATTATGAGGATAAGTAAATTTAAACAACAAAGAGGAGAATGAAGAGATGGATGATAACTATAAAACAATAATAGTAGAACTAGCAGTTTATATGGATAGAAATGAACACGTAAACGAAGGGAAATCTATAGAAGAGATTGTAGAGAATGAGCTAGAAGCTATGGAGAGTGATACTGGTATATACATAGAAAGGTTTATATCGTATGATGAAGTATTAAATAATGATGAAGAAAATTAAAATAATACTTGCTTCAAGTAATCACAGATTAGTAAATTAACAAAGAGAGAGAGGAGTAAATATATGCCTTTGAAAGGTTTTAAATATCCTGATGGTGGTATAGTATCTACAATAGATATTAAGAAGGGTAACGTAGATATAGAGAGAATACAAGTATCATTACCTACTCTACTACATATGTCAAAAGATAGAGACCCAGATAGAAAACCATCAACAACAGAACTAATACAAGGTACTTGTCAATCGTACCTACAAAGAACGCAAGACTACTACATATATCCAGACGACAATGCGTTTTCTTTAGCTGGCACTCTACACCATCTTAAGCTAGAAGAGTCATCAATAAGAAATCAGAATCTATATCTATCTAATAGACTATATTCAGAGGTCGCTATAGAGTCAGATGGTATAACTGGTATTGTAGATTTATATGACAAAGATACAAAGACGTTAATAGATTACAAGTTCTCTGGTAGCTATAAGATAGCTAAGTGTATTGGTGTACAAGTAAAGCACGGATATCATCCTACTGAAGTATATAAGAAGAGTGGTAGATGGGGTAAAGCTGGTACGCCAAGAAGAGTAAAAGAGTTTTACATAGATAAAGATACTGCAGATATGGAAGATTGGGGATGGCAAGTAAACTTCTATAGATACTTACTGGAACAGAACGGATACCCAGTAGATAGTATGTATGTACAAGCTACGGTTAGAGATGCGGGGTTGCAGATAGCTAGAGAGAGAGGTATAGATAAGAAGATATATATGATAGAAGTTCCATATATAAACGACGAACACTTACTAGATAGATTTACAGTAAAGAGAGATGCTCTACTATTATCATTAGATAATAAAGAGTTACCAGATAAATGTACAGATGAAGAAACTTGGAATGGTGTAAAGTGCAAGTCTTACTGTCCAGTAAGAGACATATGTCCATACAACAAAGGAGAATAGTATGCAAGAACTAGAAGTAGTATTTAAGATGAGCAAGGAAGCTAATAGTAATAGTGAAAAGCGGTGGGCTATCAAAGAAGAAAAAGATGATGGTAGTACTTGGTGGATGATTAGAGGTGGTGCTTTCTCTAATGTTATAAATACTAAATACAACTATAGATTATTCGAATCTAAGGATGATGCTATTATGCAATCCAATGATATGAATAGACTATATGGTAGAAAAACAACAGTAGCAGAAGTGAGGTACAAAAATGCCAAGTGATATTAATACCCTTGAGTATAGAATAGAACAGCTAGAGATTGCATTGATGAATCTAATGTTTGTTGTTGCTAATCAAGAGAAAGAGCTACCTCTATTTAAAGAGAATATAAAGAAAGCAGAAAAGGTAGCTAATGAGAATAAAGATATGATTACTCTACTTGTAAGTAAAGATAAGGCAGAGGCTTAATATGAGTGGTCACAATAAAGAGATAGTATCTCTAATAGAGGATAGACTAGAGAAAGGTAGAAGAGAATATAAACAAGAGGTAGATGTATTTGATGGTAGAGACTGGACTAGGGAAGCATTAGAAGAACTACTAGATGCTTGTGTCTATATAACAGCAGAGATACTAAAGATAAAGAAGAGGAGTGAGAATGAGTAGTGAGTTATCAGTAATAGAGAACGGTGCTATTGTAGAGCAAGAAGTATTTGACATCATTAGAGACCTTCACGAGAAGGTATCTATGGAGGACACACCTAAGACATTCGTAAAGAAGAAGATGGGTATGGACTATGTGGAGATTAGCTATATGAAAAGTATAGCAGACAAGTACTATCCCGGGTGGTCTTGGACTATTGTAAGTACAGAGATGTTAGGTAGTGAGGCGTTTATGGTACACGGAAGACTGAAGTGGTTTGAAGGTGGTATATGGAGAGAAGGAGATATGACAGCGGCTCATAGAATAATGAAGTTAAGAGATAAGGAAGGTTTCGTAGACGTTGGTAATGATATAAAGTCAGCTAATACAGATGCTATGAAGAAGGCATTTAATATGTATATGAACATTGCAGACGACGTATATAGAAACAGAGTAGAAGATACATCATTAAGTCAAGAAGATATAGACTACATATACGAAGAGATGGAAGGCATTAGTGATGAATGGAAGGAAAAGATATCACTATCAGTAGAAAATGGTGATATAGAAAAGAACGATATAGCGAAAGTTATAAACAAGATAAATCAAATAAAGGAAAGTGAAAATGAGTAACTCAGTAAGTTCAGTACTAGGTGATGTTATGGGAGGGGAGTCTTACTACGACCCATCACAAGACAAACCTAATGTAATAGTACCTGAGGGTGACTATTATGCACACGTAAAAGACTTCACCTTGAAAGAAGATGTGGTTATACGTGGTAAATACTTAGCAGATATATACAACCTAACGTTCAAGTTAGCTAGTGAAAACTCTGAGAAAGAGTTTGGTGAACATAGTGGTAGTATGTTTGTAGGTAAAACAATACGCTCTAAGGGTTTGTTTAGATTCAAGAACCCAACAGAGAAACACCTAGAGCCTAACTCTGGTGGTAATAGAGAGTTCAAGGAAGTGTGTGAGTCTTTAGGTATAAAGCCTGAGGAGAAAGAGATAGATGGTAATAAGGTATTCGCACTACCAGTATTCACACCATCTAACTGTGAAGGTATGCCTGCAATAGTAAAGGTAAAGCATGAGACTTGGACTAATAGAGAAGGAGAAGAGGTAACATCTCCTAAGGTTGTTGGAATCTATAGTTGGAGTAATGGTAAGCAAGACTTATCAGACTTACCATTCTAGATGAGAATAACAAACCAAGAATACGATATCATCATTAGAGCCTTATCAGCTTATTCGGACATAATGAAGTACGGTGCTAGTAAACCAAATCACTGGAATACTAGAGAGGAAGCAGATATGTTGAAGGGTAAACTACAGAAAGAATACGACGAGATAGCAGAACGTAATATGGCAGAGGGAATGACAGCAGATGAAGAAGAGATATACCCTAGTAGATTGAATACTGAATACGGAGGTAACCCTAATGGAGATAAAAAAGTGGAATGAGATAGAGCATTCTTTCACTACTAAGTTCGGATGGTATGATGGACTACGACATATGACAGATATATCTAAAGAGTTTACAAAAGGTGAAAGAAGTATCTATGAGTTAAGTGATAGAGAGGACTACCTCTTAATCAGGAAGTTAAGAACCAAATACAAAAAGGAGCCAACATGGCACGTAAAAGAAAGTCACAAGTAAGTAAAGTAAGAGATTTCCTATTTACTGGAAAGAAACTTACAGCTAAAACAGCAATCAGTAGGTTTGGTATATATAGATTAGCCGCAGTTATCTATGTATTACGTAATACATTCAATATGAATATTACTACTGACAATACAAAGGGACACGCTGTATACTCTTTGACTACTTCTTAAGTAGATGGCTAGGGGTGTGCCACAAACACCCCAAAGATTTTTTATTTAGTCTCCTTACTAAGAAGAGGTTAGGGCGTACCTAGAGCTTTATCTCGAAACGCCCAAAGGATTAGGATATGCCTACACCATTTATGTGTCACGGATGTGACAAACCAACTATGAATAAGAATGGAGTCTGCGATGACTGCAAAAATAAAAAGGAGTAGATTATGAGATACTACTGGGAAGTTCTATTTAGTACAGAGTATTTTCCCTACTGGGAATTTACTATGTTGATGATGTTATGTCTACAGATTAGTCATATCTGGAGACTACATAGAATAGAAAAGAAGATAGATAGATAAGATATGGATTAGATGTGGGGGTAAAACTTTTAATAATAGACCTATGAGCAGAACACATAAGCAAATAGGAATTGGAAGTGGTGTTGTTTTCTTACTCCGTTTATTAAAAGGATGGCATATGGTTGGCTCTGTATGCCCCCACATTATCCTAAATAGATATGAAAATAAAGAAAAACAAAACAACAAAGAGAACTATCCAGAAAGATATAAACACTATATCTAGATTAGTTCTAGCTAATAAATCAGCAATAGATGTTCTTGGAGATTTCCTTTATAACTACTTAGATATGAAAGGAGAGACCGAGACTTATACTAAATTTATGGAGGAAAAAATAGATGGATTTATTCAAGAGAATAGCAAGGGGGATGGAAGTATTTCTAGAGAGTCCCTTCAAGAAGAGGAGGAATAGAAGTGCCATCAAAAAGCAAAGCAAAAGGAAACAGATTCGAAAGAGAAGTCGTAAAGCTAGCTAAGGAATACGGCTTAGAATCTAAGAGAGCGTGGGGTTCTGATGGTAGGTCATTAGGACTTCACCCTGAAGTAGATATAACAATAGAAGAATACACCGTACAATGTAAGGTACGGAAAAGGATAGCAGAATGGTTGAAACCTTCGGAGCAAATAGAGGGATTACACCTCCAATGCGTAAAGGAATCAAGGGGTCAGATGTACGCTATAATGTCAATGACGGATTTGATGTCAATTATGGTTCGCCTAAAGACGCTCAATGGAGATTTGAAGCAAAAGCAAGAGCAAGAGTAATGGATTTACAGCACTACCTAGGAGAGGAGTGGATTGATTACAAAGCAGTTAACTATTATGTTAACAATAAGAAGTCAAGAGATGGAGGTCAGTCTATGGTAGCTAGTAAAGTATTTAGGTGTGTTGATTGTAAGGTAGCCTATGAGACAAAATCTACATCAGCAGGGGGTCACCTTGAAGGTAATAAGAAATTACCAGATGTTGTATTTGATAATGTACCTCTAGAAAAATCGGAGTGCGGTTTCAATAGGAAGTGTGATTTCTATGGCTAAGTGTCCACTATGTGATGGGAAGATACTGAAGAAGGATGTATCTATAAGACTCAAGTCTCTTAGATTATCTAGGTCTCCATCCACACTTAGGCAAATAGATACTATAATGAAAGAGTTATCTACTCATTGGGTTATAGACGATGTGCAAATGGCAGGGTTTTTAGCGGATATAGAAGGGGTAGATGACTCTATAGTTATAGAATCAATAAAGAAGTTTAGAAAGAAGAACGGTGTAGAACAAGGTTATAATGTAAAATATCTTGCAGGCATAGTAAAGAATGAGAGTAAGAGATTTAGATTAAGAGAAGACTACGAGAGGAGAACCTTGGATAGGATACCACCAAAGCTAAAGGAGAATAATGAAGAGTATTGAATTAGAGAAAGCCTTACTAGGTTGCTTAATCACAGATGGTAAGTATATAGATTCTGTAAAACAATATATACCAGAGGATGATTATTTCTATTCATCATTCAACCAGAAGGTATGGAGAGCATTAGATAAGCTAAATAAAAACAACAAGAAAATAGACACAATAACAGTATGTGAAGAGGTAGTTAGTTCTACGAGTTCTAATGCCGATAGGTATGAGATACTAGGGTTTTTAGACTTAGTTACATCTCCTGCAAATGCTGTTGAGTATGCTAAGAGATTGCATTCTTACTACCTTAGGAGAATATTATTTGTACAGATGAATGATATATCTAAAGGTATTAATGATACATCTTTAGAAACTGGTAACTTACTAGAGGATGCACATACTACTATTGGTAATATTATAAAGCTACAACCTAATCAAACATTTGACATAGACTCTCTATTAGTTGATACTAAGGAGTCTATAATAAATTCTACCACACAAATACCTACTGGTATAGGTACTCTAGATAGAGTTATTACTGGTATGACAAGAGGTGAGATTACTATAGTTGCAGGTAGACCCGGCAATGCAAAGACTACTGTATCTGCTAACATAGCTAGAAACTTAGTACATAGAGGATTGAAGGTTGCTATGTTTAATAGAGAGATGCCTAATACAGAGATGATGAAGAAGTTTATTGCTATGGAGTCAAGAGCTCTACAGTACAGAAACCTTAGGAACAATATAGGCATAGACCAGATAGAACTAGCTGATGTATCTGATAAGATATCAGAAATATATGGAGGTAATCTATTTATGTTTGATGATGTTAGAGACATAGAGAGTACATTCCGTGAGATAAAAGCTATAAGTCCTGACGTAGTTATTGATGACCATATAGGATTGATTGAGCACCCTGCTCACGATAGAAGAGACTTACGTCTTAAGATAGGGGATGTTAGTCGTAGTTATAAGTGGTTAGCTAAGGCACAAGATATGTCTGTTATATTAGTATCGCAGATGAATAGGAACATGGAACATAGAAATGATAGAGTACCTAGGTTATCTGACTTAGCAGAATCTGGTAACTTAGAACAAGATGCAGAGATAGTAGTATTTACACACTATCCTTGGGTATCAAGATATGGAGATGATGGTAACAGTGATTGTTTTCTAGAGCTTATAGTAGCTAAAAATAGATATGGTAGTACTAACTCTTGTGAGGTAGGGTATCACGGTAACAGTTGTTTGGTTACTAATACAGAATCTGAGGCAGTAGAACTAGCTAAGAGTAGGGGAGATAGTATAGGTGGTACACCTAAACCTTTCTAGTGTTATACTTCACCTCTCTTTTCCCACTTCTGCATCTTTCTTTTAAATACTGCTTTATGGTCTATGTCTGTTATAAGTATAGGGTAGTTCCTATATATACTATTCCACCTATTCATAAACTCTATTGCTTCAGCGTAAGCTTCTGGTGTTTCTGATTTTATAATTTTATCTAATAAAGCAGACTTTCTCCTACCTCTAAGAAATTCTATTCTTTCTTTTTTCATACCCGTTGTTTCTACTTGTTTAGCAAGCTCTTTAAGTAGCGGACTACCTGTAAGTTTCAACGCTCTAGCTGGGACTCTTTTAATAAAGTCACCTCTATAGTTCTTATAGTCTCTTTCTAGTGCTGGTAGAAATGAATTGAGAAACATATCTATATCAGACATAAAAGCAGGTGTAGCAAGAAATTGTATTGCTCTAGCTGTACTTCTACCTTCTTCTAAAGCTGACATCATAAAGTCACCTAAGAATCCAAATGCTCCTATAGCCGCAATGTTCTCTATTATTTCCTCACCATCTGCCTCTAAAAATTTAGAAGGGTCATAATCTTTTTCTCCAGATACTAGATACTTCATATATTCTTTAGCTTTTAATGCTATCGCACCAGTAGCAAATCCAGCACTAGCTAGCCTTAACATAGGAAAAACATTATAATTTAGAGCGTCGTGGGTTAGGGTATCTTTTATAAAATTATACTGCCTATATCCAAAAGATTTAAATTGTAGAAACGGTTTCCAACTAGGTCTATTTAATACTAACGGGTCTGAAAGTATATTTTGCTGTAGCTGAGTATTAATAGCAAACTTACTTATAACATCTAACATAACGGATTCTGAAACTTTACCATTTTTTATATCTCCGGGCTCAATACCCATCTTAGCTAATGTTGCTCTTGCCCATTTCTTACTACCTAATTGACCCGGGTTTAGAACATTTCTTTTACCAGAAGTTATAGCTAGTAAGTCATCTATAAAAACCCTAGCTGTTGCGGCAGCTAATCTATTGTTTATAGAATTAATAGCATTGAATCCAGATAACTCAGTAACCTTACCTACTATCTTTTTAGATAGATTATCTTGCTGTGATATACCCATCATTTCATTTACATATTTATAAAGGTCAGCACCCGATGCGTCAACTTGCCTTCTAAAATCCTTATCTGTATAATACTTATATGAGCCTTTAGCGAATCTCCAGTATCCGGCTGATAAAGCTGATGATATTGTAAACTGAGATAGGTTCATAGCAGATGCAGTACCTAGACCAATCTTAGTAGTAGTTTCAAACTCCATAGCTTTTTGAAGAAAGTTTTTTATAGATGGGTTTAAATTATATTCTCTTCTGTATGCAATGTCCCCTAATATATGATGATGTAGTTCTTTCATTATCAGTCTATCATCTCTTGTTGCGTTATTCATTAAGGCAGTAGCAAGCTCTCCCTCTCTGCCAAAATGCTTTACCTCGGCTGAACGCCTAGCAACATTAGATGAGTATATACCTAGCAAATTCCTAGCGTCTCTTTCATAAAATTCCGTTGGCAAAGTAGCCTTTCTTCTTTTCTCTAAGTTTCCATCTAATCTAAATAAATCACCGTGAGTTTCTCTAAGTAACTTAGTCATTGCCTTAAAGTGAGCTAATTCACCTCCCTCTTCTACGAATGATTTTATACCTCTTACAGTATACTCACTTTTAAATTTATTCATAGATTGTTCAATTATTTTATTTAAGAAATTAGCTGTTGATTTATTGGCTTCTATGCTTGCCCACTTGTCTGGATTTTCCTTAGCTTCTAACAATGAATCTATTATCTTTTGGTAGTTATTAAGATTTTCTTTTGCACCTTTTCCTTTAGGTATTTTAGCTCCCTTAAAAGCTATTTCTGCTAAGTTATCTATATCTTCAAATATTGCTTCAGCAACATCGCTCTTCAATATTCTTGGTATATACCTATCAATATACCCACTTACATCTACACCTGACTGTCTAGCTGTATTAAACAAGTAATCAGTTATACTCTTGTAAGCTATTGTATCATTTGTTTCTATTCCTTGCTCTACAGCATCGCTAAGTAATTCCCAATATCTTTTAGAAACATCTCTTTCACTCATATTTAAAGCACTGGCTAAGGACTTTACTTGCTCTCTAGATGGTTTCTTAGATAGTAAACCAGCCTTACTCATTAGGTCATGGCTCTCTGCAACAACTCTTCTATTGCTACTTAAGTATTTATCGGCTATCCCTATGTACGCTCTTCTAACTTGGTCTACACTTCCTTGATTTTTAGCAGGCCTAACAATATCAAATAGTTTGTTAATTTTCTCTGGCAATAACTTATCCATAAATAAACTAACTCTAGGCTTTATAACTCTTATTCCAACCTTATCCATATTCTTTAGAGATTCTAGGGTGTACTTTTCAAGAAGTAAGTCATCTAAGTACTTCATCTTAGAAACATTATTCATATTCTTGAGATTAATTTTCTTTTTACTAGATGATTTGTCTATACCTATAGCACGTTTAGTTTGTTTAACTTTACTGCTGTACTTTAACTCTTTTTCTAATGCTCTTATATCTTTATTTCTTGCATCCTGTAGTTGAGTAGCATTTAACTTCTGTTGCTCTGTAGATTTAAAATTACCATAAAAATATTTTTTACTATAACTCCTACTCTCACCTTCAAACGGTTTAAACTGTACTGTCTTATCATCCTCAGATACCACAGTTCCTTTTCTTTTACCGCTCTTATCAGTCCATAGTTGCTCACTTTTTTTCCTACCTAACATAGATATTGCAGATGCCTCTGCTGACGCTTGATAGACTTGACTTCTACCTGTAACGCCCTCTGGTATATGCTCATATCTAAACTCAGGCTTCCTAGCATCTTTTACAAACTCTTGTAATTTGCCGTACCCCTTACTGGTTACCGCACCAACTCCCTTCATACCTATAACCATACTACCTGCGTGTAAAAAATCTTGAGGAGTTGGTAATTCTCCCTCTAATGCAGGAGCACCTATTCCAAACATACCTATCTCAGCACTAACTTTGGTTAATGTTTTAGCACCTCTTTGTGTTAGATATGCTCCAGTACCGCTAGTCATACCTCCAAGAACAGCACCCTTAACACCAGTTTTAACAACCCTATCTACATCTATAGTACCATCGGTTATCTTTTGCTGTAGTGCATCTCCTACACCTGAATATAACCCTAAAGCCCCAGCACCAGAGCCTGACTTAGTTACAAACTCTACAGCGTTATTAGCTGATTTAGCGGCCATCTTTCTATTAACACCGTTTTGTACTAATTTTTTAAATACATATTTCTTTACAGTTTCCTTACCAGCCGTCTTAGCAAGTACACCACCTAAACCTCCTCCAAATGCAGTAACAGCAAAATCTAGTGGTGCAAAGAAAGATGCGATGCCAGCACCTAAGTCATTTATAATACCTTCTTCATAGTCACTAATATCAAATCTCTTTTGACCAGTAGAAATTTCGTAAGCCATACCTTGCAGAGAATCATTATAACCCTTTCTTATAAAAGAAGGCAACGAATCCCATATGTTAGTTTCCTTCTCTGCGGCTGGTTCATATATTTTATCTTCTGATTCCAGTTTGTATTGAGGATATCTATTGACTATATAACGATAAGCACTCTCTGTGCTCATCTTATTTAAGAAAGGAGACTTGCTTGAGAATTGATTTACTAGTTCCTCCTTAGACATATTTGGGTTGAATTGAGCCATTATATATTGTAGTCCATATTAAAAAGTATTAAAGATTTTAACTCATCAATAGGCATATTAGCTCTTTTTGATAATCTTTCGTAAAACTTATCATTAAACCTTTTATTAGAAAATGTACCTTCTTTTGATATGTATGGTTTTAATTCTTGCAATTTAGATTGTTCGTTTGATAGTGCCCTTGCTATTATTAACTTACTATTACCCTCTGCTTTTTTATATCTATCCTTTAATGTTTTTATCTTTTTTAGAGAACCCCCGATAGACGATGAGAGGCTTTCAACGTTAACAAAACTCCCATCCTGTCTTCTTAGACCTGAAGGTTCTGTTGGTCTTACGTTTGAAAACAACTCAGCTTCAACAGGTTCAATCTTAGGTTCCTCTTTTTCCCTTGCACCTAAAGAACCTAATCCAGACAAAGCACCTTCAAGAAAGTCAACCTCTTCTTTTTTCCCTTCTTCCTTAGCTTCAGTAAGCATATCTTTTATATCTTCCTCAGTAACACCTTCAGCTAGCTCATCTGCTGGCTCCTTTGTGTCGTCTACTGTTTCAACCCTTTCACCTTCTTCCAATGCGATATCTTCATTACTGGTAGCATTTTGCATAGCAGTATCTATTGCATTCTCTGCTATTATTTCATCAGCTTCTCTATCTGTTCCAAATGCTCTATCATAGTTATCATCTCTGATAGCTATATTATCCATTATAGGATTCCCAAATTCATCTGAGCCAAATATATTCCCAGCTAAGACTTGGCCACCCTGACCCCCTTGCTCACCGCTACCATCGAAAGCATCAGATAATTCCATTCCTCCACCGTATGTAATTCTTGCTATATCAGCTTCATATATACTAGCATCACCTTTTAATTTTTGTATCCTTCTTTCTAAATCATCATATAATCTTTGTTGCTCTTTATCAGTTCCTCTACCCATTTGATACTGTTGGCTACTCATTAAGTTATCCATCTTCTTCTCAGTAGCTGTTAATCTATTTAATGCAACATTAAGTCTTTTCTCATCATCTGGACTAATTGATGGTTTTCTATCAATGAAGGTGTCTTTCAAGTATTGACGCATTAGATTTGGGTCTTGCCTAAATGACCTCGCATCATCCATATCTATTTGCATATCAGGTCGCCTCTCGTTAAACCTATTCATAAAACTTTCATTTAATTTTTCACTTCTAATAGCTCTATCCCTATAGCTCTTGACATAAGGCCTTAACCTCGTTCTAACTTTTTCATCAGTTACATTGGCTAATACTGAATCTATATTCATATTAGATGCACTAAGTGAATCAGAATAAGAGCCAGTAAGCACTTCGTCTACCGCACTTTTACCAATATCGTAAGCATTTTTAAACTTTCTTTGCTCAAATATTTCTTTATCTAAATCAAACTTATCTTGATTAAGTTCATCTATCCTTTGATTTCTCAATCTTTGATTTACACGAGCTTCCTCATTTGCTTCAAATTGCCTTCTGCTTAGTTCTAACCTAGCGTCAGCACGCTCTTGTTCTCTAAGAGATAACTGATACTGAGGACTAGCATACCTAGATAACTCTTTTAGGAATACATCTAGTCCGCTTTCTGGTTCTTGTAATACTATTCTTCTTGCCATTATATACCCCTTAAGTAAATTTTACCCCACCTTGAGTTTCTAGTTGAGTTAGATATGCTATTAATTCAGCCATTTGCCTATCTTGTTCTGAGGAAGCTATGTCAGTAGAGGCTCTATCTATTTCTGAATAAGCACCAGTTCTTTCAGTTTGCATAGCTTTCTGTCTACCCCCAAAACCCTCAAAACCAACTCCGTATTGCTGTACGCTAGGCAAAAAGCTAGTAAGTTCAGACCTATAACCTCCTATCATATCCTGAACTTCTCCGGCTCCTACTGATGGGTCAAATCTAAAAAGTTCTGTTACTCTGTTTAATATATCCGCATCTTCTGGTCTACTTCCGTAAATATCAAAAGCCCTTTCTAGGAAGTCACCACTAGGTATATTACTTACCGTACCTCCTCCTGTTCCGACAGCTCCTGCAAAACTAGTACCTGCAAGTGACGAATAATCTGGGGTAGTTGTTTCTTCTGGTGGTGAATAACCACTTCCAGACCCAGTAGTACCTCCTGTAAAATAGTTTTTACGTTTTTCAAATGATGGTATCTTATTTTGTTCACGAGCTTTAAGTAACATCATTACTTGCTCCATAGTATCTTTAGGGTCTACCATATCAGCTTCACGCATAGACCTTAGTGCTTTTCTTTGCATTGGGCCAAAGGTATAGCCATCCATCAAAGCGGCTGTTGCTAGTAGGTCATCTATATTACTAAACATTTTTCTAGCTTTTCCTATTTCATTAACCACACCTACAGAGCCACCATCTTCATACCCTTTCTTCTTCTTCTTCTTAGGCATACCTCCGTACATATAGTTATCCATCATACCACCTTGTTTCATATCTTCAGTATTAGATATTTCATCAATTAAATTTTTAACAGAGGATGGAAGTTCGCTAATTTCTTTCGCCCCTCTTAGTCTTTGATATAGATTTTTTAAAGGAGCAAGCCCTCCATAATACTGAGTAGGTTGCATTCTTAAAACACCATCCTCACCCCTAGTAAATAACATTTCTTTACCAGTTTTTGGCCCAGTAGCCTCTCCATAATTAATCCTTTCATAATATTCAGGGTTGTAATCTTGGTCTCCTTTAAAACCTAATGAACGAGAAAGAGATTGTTGCTTACCACCCATACTGTCTTGATAATCTTTAATTATTGACATTACAGTTCCAATATTATTCATATCAGCTTCTGTCATTCTGTGTATTGGGTGACGTGGGTCAGACCTTGATATATACTCCCCGGGAAGAATTTTACCACCCTCATTCATATACCCCATACGATTCCTAACTTCTTGCGGTAGCTTCATTAAACCTTTATTACCCTCAGGTGCTTTCTTTAATGCTTTGCCACCTTCTTTCATACCTAGTAATTCTTTTAAAATCATTTCCTCTGGTGTTAATCTATCTCCGGGTTCAGGATTGTTCATAAGCAATCTATTAAACTCACCATAGTTAGGAACCAGCTCACCATCACTAAGAAAAGCTCTGGATAGCAAACTTCCAATCAACCCTAAGGACATAGGGTTAGGTTCTCTTTTAGATTTTTTAGAGACGTATTCTCCCGGGATTCCGGGCAATGCCACCTTACCACCTTTATTCATCATAGCTGAGTCCCTAGTCATATCAACGCCTCTTTGATTTGCCAAGGTGTTTAAGGCTAGTAGTTCATCTATAGCTGAGTGACCGTGCTCTCCCTGAGGAACAAGACCTCCACCCATATAACCCAGTCTATCTGCATTGTTTATCATATCCATAGTATCTTTTCCTAATTTATCTACCGCTTCTTTACGAACAACATATTCTCCTGACTGTAGCATTGCTGGTATATTATCTGATTGAGGCATTAAAACACCCTCCTTCCTGTTTTCATAGGATTAAATAACCCACCGCCTGCATAATTTCCAATAGCTCTTTGTCTCATTTGTAAGAAGTCTGCAACAGTTGGTTTAGGAGTTAAATAATTTATTAAGTCTTCCATCTGATTAGACGTTTGTATAGCTTGAGATTGTGCTGTTTGAGACATATCTAAAGCTCTATTAAGAGAACCTGTTTCAGTAGCTCTTGACAAAGAACTTATGTAATCAATTTCTGACTTACTAGGCAACCCAGAAACATCTGGTAGTCCCTGTGCACTCAGCTCCCCAGACCTAATCATATCACCCATAAATGATGGAACTTCAACATCTCCTAACATCTCAGCATCTGCACTTGGTGGTAAGCTCATTTGTCTAGAGTACTCATATAGATTCTTATCGCCTAATTCATTAACCCTATCTAAACTTGATAGGTAATCTACATCTGACTGGGTAGTCAATCCAGAAGTATCTGGTAAGGAAGTATCAAAATCCGAAACATTAACATCTCCATACATTCCAGATGTCTCGTCAAAAACTGCACCAGTATCAGCGGTTACAGGGTCTGAATATCTAGATGCACGTAATTCTCCTAACGCACCTTTAGCTTTATACTTACCAGCTTCTGCTAACTCTTTAAGTCCCCCAGATAAAGCAAAATCGGTTAATGCAGTACCTGCGGCTTGACCTAACGCCCTACCTCCAATACCTTTTCCTAAACTTTTTTGGTAATCTTTTAAAGTGTCAAAGTCTTTTGCAAAAAATCCTGTACTACTTGACGAAACATCTTCAGAACCTACACCACCAAGAGTCTCACCTAAACCTCTTCCTAGTCCAGCACCAGCACCTTTAATTAATGCCCCCCCAACAAGGCCCACTGGCCCAAGTACCGCTGTTGCAAGAGCCGGGAGTGCAACACTACCAAGAAAGCTACCTACAGAACCAAGTAAACCTCTCCTCTTACCTTCCTCTATAGCTTTTCTTTTTTCTTCCTCTAGCTCCTCTACACCTTGCTTTATCCCTTTACCAAGAAATGCTTGGCCTAAGGCTCTTCTTGTAGCTCCACCTTCTTGATATTGTCTTATAGTATTATACTGCATATCTCTACCTATTTAATGTATTATATTGCCAAACACATACAGCTCTTAAATGAGTTGGGTCACTAGCACATTCAACACTAATAGATATTAGGTTTCCTTTGTCAAAACTATTTAAATCAGAGAATATGTACTCTAATGTAGTAGTTGACGATAGTGACTGTGTTATTGTTTTTTGTGCTGTAGTGTTAGAATTTATATGTAAACCAACTGCTGTGTTCCCACCAGATGCATTACCATATAATAAAATCTTTTTAAGTACACCATTGTATGGTGCTATCCAAGTTGATGTATGGTCTATTGATGTATTTTTTGCCTTGCCATTTACACCTAAGTAAACCTTATCTGTCCCCGGACTTTCAACATTATGATTAGTGTACTCTAATTCATTACCTCTTATCTCTCCAGATACTTGTAGATTTCTATCTACATACTGATTGCCATCTGATGTCATAAAAGATTTAAATACTAAACCTTTGTGTTTTCTGGTTACTGCTAATCTACCACCTTCTAAAGCTACAGATACACCACCCTCCTGTAAAGAAGAAGCTGGACTGCCATTACTAAAAGTTTGTGGCTGTTCAGTAAAATTAATTAATCTTCTTATATCTCTAGACACTAAAATATCCTGTTCTGTATTATTCTATACTCTATTTGTATATCATTTATATGTAGTTTAGATGCGTTAGTAAGTGATGTCTCTATTTTAAAAGCCATACTCTGACACCTAACTCCTCTAGTGTCCTCTAATTCAAAGACAGCAACTCCATAAGAATCTCTAGAGCTAGTAGGTCTTACTATTATATCGTCTATACTACCTACAAAATCATTACTACACGATATCATAAGATAGCCATCGCTACTTGGTGAAAAAGATTCTGAGTGGTCACCATCAGCTGTCCTAGCTGTACCAGCTTCACCACCTACATTTAGCTTCACATTACCTGCAGAATAATCAGAAACTGTAAACTTAGTATTATAGGTTAAACCACCATCTATTATCTCTTTATTTGTTAAAACTATAGAAGGAGAACCAGTTGCTGTAAACTTAGCTTTTCTACCACCAGAACCATCAGATACAAAAGTCCAATCAGTTATTTCATTACTACTAGAGTCATTGAATATATCATTCCAACCTAACCAATACCTATCGAAGTTTCCATTTCTAAGAACGTTCTCAGAGTTTTCCATACTTCCAGATGTTACATTCTTCCAACTACCTCTTTGATTAGCTCTGTAATACACATTAGATTTATTAATAGGTTCATTATATGCTATTCCATTATCCGAATGTGTGTACTTGTAATGAACATATATCTTGTAAACCTTTTTAGTTCTGTGCGGTTCTGCAAAACTCAAGTCAGGGGTTTCTAATTTATATATCTTGTGATTACCCTCACCTTCGTTCCAAGCTGTAAAGTGTACTTTATTAGCACCTGCACCACCTAAATCTGTTGAGTCAACATCGTAGCCTACAATAAGTTTACCTTCTGAATCATTAACGAAGTTTGTTAGAGATGGTTTAAAAGAGCTAGTTTGATTAGGATGGATGTCTTCACTAAGAACAAAAGAATCATTTCTTATGTCGTATATATAAGCATCCCCATAAGATGAACTACCTCCATCAACTCTAGGAACTATAATAACTTGGTCTGTGTCTCCAATATACCCAAGTGACATTTTATCTGATGCTGAAAAAGTCTTCCAATCTGAATCTTTTATTTTGCCATCTGTGACTTTTCTAACTGATGAGCCATCATATCTATAAACACCACTTTTATTTGCCCATATAACACCACCTCTACCCTTGCATACTGAGTAAGGTTTAGTAACACCACCTTCCTGTATCGTAGTCTCAAGAAACCAATTAGAAGGAGAAGGAGATGATACATTTAATATCTGTAGCGTTCTTTGTTTATATGCTAGCAATCTATCAGCATACGATTCTAGCCTTACATAATCTTCGCCATCACCCTTAACAACATCTATAAAGTTAAAGTTAGGAAATAAGTCATACTTACCTACTTCACTAAACATTATTCTATCACCATAATGTTGAAATTCTGTACTGTCATCAGAGCTACTAGTAGTGTTATCGTCGTACATTACATTAGCTACAAAAGTTCTTCTATTAGCCACTACTGCTGTTTTGTACCCTGAGCCTACTTTACCAAACGCAATCTGCTTTGTATCATTTGGTGAATACCCATTTATACTTTCATATGTATCTATATTTGGCCTCTGTGAAAAAAGAACCCAGTATGTTGAGCTTCTATGGCTAACTGTTGCATTACTAGTGACTCTAAATTGTCCAGTAGCAGTGCCTGAAAAATCTGAATTAACATCATCTTCAATCCATCCCTTATAATCATCTACTAAAGAAGCCCTAACTCCTCTTCTAATATCTATGTCTGCAAATAAAACCCAAGGGTCTCTCGATGTAGCCTCTCTAAAATATATTCTTCCACCAGTAACTCGTTTTGCATACCTGTTTGTCCCGTTATCATTAGCAAATACATTGAATTTTATTTTCTTAAAACCTTCTAATGTTTTTGTATTTGTATTATCTTTAGTAATTAACGATTCTTGTTTTCCGTCATATATAAATGTACCACAAAATTCATAATCTCCCGGACTAAATTCTCCTTCTTCATCTGTTTCTTCCAGTGCTATTCCCCAACCCGAACCAGAAGTAGGAAATTCTAAAGTTCCATTTACAGTGCTTTCTATATTAAATTCAGTTGGAGGAGCAAGGTCGTTACTTTCTTCGTAAAAAGCTGGCTCTATTGTTCTCCAGACATTTTCACTTTCGAAACCTTTATTATATTGGAATTGATTCCTGTCTATAAAGCCATACCACTTAGGAGTAGATTCATTTTTAAAATTACCATTAGCCACCCTAAGTGATGAATCTATATAGTAAAAAACATATTCTGGGTTATCTCCTGAGTCTGCTGAATTTACAACTGTAATTTTATCAGCACTCCAAGAATCTGAACTATCTGTATAGATATCTACCTTATTATCGTCTATATTACCAAGTGCTAATAGTTGGTCTCCAACAAATCCTAATCTCTCTATAGTTACCTGAGTTCCGCTAGCAACGTTCTCATCTGTAACAGTTTCAGATACAAATATTTTATTATTAGTAAAACTTAAACCTCCAGTAGTCCAAGTTGAGCCAACCCTGCTAACTCCATTTGCATCACCATCGATATTCGTAACTGTGAATATTCCATTATTATTTGCTGAGCCAGAAATTTTAATTTTAACTGGAAAGTTTGTAGCAGATGATAGTATTTCATTTTCAGTCCAAAAATCATTATTATTAATTGATATTGTGTTATTTCCAGCACTTGTAGTGTCAAAAATTAAATTATTGCCTGCAGTCCCAGCATATGAACCAGACCCCGTTCCTGTTACCTGAACACCTCTAACACCAGTAGCCTCGTCAGCTTCAAAATAATATAATCCGTATCCGGGATTTATTGATGCGGTGTGTGCATCTACGCCACTTGAACCTAGTCTTAGAGAACTTCCATTTGTTTGCTCATTAAAATAACTTCTAGGTCTTAACTCACCTCTATTAGATGTATCAAAGTTAACTATGTTAGGAGACTCACCTATTGCTAAATCTCTAGGGTTCTTAACCGTGTTTATACCTCTACCAAAGTCGTTTATATTAATACTAGCCTTAGGCATTAATCAAGTATCTCCACGTGTACTAGGTCATCAAATCCATTATCTTTTACATCACCATCAGAATCCCAGTCGCCACCCCATCTTACCTTAAGTCCAAGCTTATGTGCTATACCACGTATCATTCCACCCATATAGTGAAAGCCATCTCTATTGTTCCAGTCTATCGGATAGGGGGCTAAGTCTACCGCCTTTCCATCCATATGTTTGGAATATCTTACTTTCGTTGCCCCCTTAGCCAATAGCTCTTTCTGTCTTTCTTCACTACGCAATCCTTCTATTATGGTAACATCCATAATTTTTATAAGTTCATTAAGAACGTTAACTAGTCTAGCGTCTACACCTTTTAGTCTCTGTTTACTTCTTTTTCCGAATCTAGGCATTACGAACCTTCCTTGCTATTGATTTACTGTATTTAGCCTTTCTTCTTCCTGAAGCAGAGGCTTTTCTTTTTGCTCTATTTGTAGAACTTTTCTGACCGGGACTGAGACTTTTCCTAACTGATTCAGGTAAGTAACGCCCTCTTTTTCTTTTCGGTTTTTTCTTATCTCCCTTACTAACATAATCCCACTTTTGTTTTGACCATTTAGAAAGTTTATTACCAGAACTTTTCTTTCCAGAATATCTTCCACCAGCTTGCTTATAGTACTTAACTGCAAGTTGCATAGCTCTAGCTGAGTGCCCACCCATCTTAGCTCTAGCTCTTGCCTTTGCCCTAGCCCACTTCTTTGGGTCTTTCTTTTTAGCTGTAGCCATTACTTTTTCTTTCTTGGTTTAGAATGTTTCATTTGCACTGCAAAATCTGCAGTAAGGCTAGCACCCTTATGTGGTTTAAACTTACCAGAATGCTTCATTAGCTTTACTCCTCTGCCTGACTTCATCCAGTGATACCCGGCAGGTGCTTTTACTTTTTTCTTCATTACCATTTCACCTTGTTAGCCCACCAAGCCGCTGACATCTTACCTCTGGCAATATTCTTAGCGTGGCGAGCCTTAAATGATTTACGTTTTGCTTTCATTCTAGCAGATTCACCCTTCCTAGGTTTACCTGCAGTACCCGAAAGCTTACCAACTCTTTTACCTTGTTGACCAAAGCGTATTGTCTTTATCTTACTACCTTCCTTAGCAACAACTATATGTGACTTAGTAGGGTGATTAGGTGTTCTTTTTGGTTTGTTATAACCAGATACACCAGCTCTTTTAAGTCTAGAGTCTTTCTTTGTTCCTTTCTTGGCAGGCATTATGCACCAATCTTTTTAAGAAGAACCCCTTTGATTACTTTCCAAAGAGCTTCTAGTATAGCCTTTTCTGTTTTTTCACTGATGATTGGAATATCAACAGCTTTATTAATTTCATCAATAATTTCATCACCTGTTTTATCAGATAATAATTCATCTGCTATCATTTTCATTAACATATTAGCTTTCCTTTATCTTTTTTGTTTTTAAGTATAAATAATAAATTTGTATTGCAAACATAACACACATTAATATACCAGATATTAAATCTGTCCAGTAAACAAAGCCTAAGCTTGTACTTAATCCAGTAACTTTCAAACTATCCATTTTAATGTTTTCCATTTATCCTAGATAGCGAACCATCTATCCTAGATACTTGATTATCTAAGTCGTTTATTTCCTTAGTCAATGCGTCAAACTTTCTATCTAACTTATCGTCTGACTGGTTCCATCTATTTATTAATTTAATAACCATACCTTCCATATTTTCAAGGGTTTCGCTCTGACCTTTATTTTCCACTTTTAAATTTTCTAAAGCCTCTTGCTGTGCCTCACTCTTCTTAGATAAAGAGATTACTAGATAGACGAACATTACCCCAACAACGCCTATCATCCCAGCCTCTCCGTATACTGCCATAAAATCCATTATGTCTCCGCTATTATTATATAAGGATTAAACTCCTTGTTTTCCCAAAAACATATAGTTAATTCCTGTAATTCGTCAACCGACAAGTTTGATGTATAAATTAACATTATCATTTTTTCTTTTTTTTACCCCAACTAAATGGGTTTAAATTCAATTCTTTTTCATAAAATGCTACTTTCTCTGCCAACTCTTCTCTTTGAGTCCTTTCTTCCACGATATGTTTATTAAGTAAATCCCCAATTTGTTCATTAGCATTAGCAACTTTATTTTCAAGTGATTTAATTCTGTTTTCAATTTGCCAATAGCCATAGACCAAAACTGCAATGAGAACACATCCTTGAGTAAGCCACTTAAGGTTAATACTGACAATGGCGTTATCATCAAGAATAGCAGTGCGATAACTTCTAGCGGTATCAGGTTTCCCACTCATTTAGCCACATCTTCATACTGGTGATGAACCCAACACCAATTAGAAGTTTCATAAATTCTACCATGATAATAATGCAAAACTGAGTCAGTCCCCATTACTTCTATAAAAACCGTATTTGTAACTGTATCCTGAGGTGTGAGCTCTAGATTCGCTACACTCCAACCTTGACTGCAACCGCTTAGTATTAATATATTTAACAGGGATATCATAACTCGTACTAACAACTTGACAACTCTCCTTTTTTATTTTATTATTCAAAATATTTTTTTAAACCAATTTTTAATTTTTTGCCACATAGAAAGTTTTTGCATCTTAAGTCTTCTTTCCATTCTATAAGTTCTTCTTACCCTCTGTAAGCTATGCATACCGCTGAAGAATCTGTGTGGTTTACAATCCCACTAAAGTTACCATAAAGTATCTCTCCGGGTATTAGATTTACAAATGAATCTATATTATCCCCTATATTAGATGTAACCTTTATTTTTAGAAATTCAGTTGTACCACTAGAATCTTTACCTAGTGCCTGTATAGCAATCCAAGAACCTGTGTCTGGATTCACAACAGCAGTATTATCTGTCGGTATAACATCGAAACCATTCTGTCCTATTAATAGATTGGATGCTTCTTTCTGTGTATATTTATAAAGACTCATTACTTGGAACCAAATACCTTTGAGAAAAAGCCTTTCTTCTTTTTCTTACCTTTTCCTTTAATTTTTTTCTTGCCTTTTTTCTTTTTCTTTTTAATTTCCTCACTAGACGCTAACTGCTTATACTGAACTGAACTAGGTGGATTTGCACTAATAAAAGAAAAAGCCATTAAGAAAGCCATTATCTTTTTCATATCTATACCTTTATATGTTTTGATACTTCTTTATCTCCAGCCATCATTGGAACTATCCTAGATAGTAGCTCTGTTTTAGTTTCTGAGCTAGAGTATGAAATACCTCGTTTATCGTAAAAATCTTGTATCTCTGCCTTTGTATTATCCATTGTAGGATAATCAGACTGTGATGTAGCTACACAATTAATAAGATGATGATGTCCGGGGTCTAACCTACCATGACCACCACCATGACTTTCGTCACACTCATCAACATAAGCCTGTTCAATCGTTGCCCAACTATCACTTCTCTGGACAACCTCACCATCTACAACCAAGAAGTATTTATACCTAGAAGGATAAGTCAGGGTCTCAATCGTACCATCTGGATATGTCTTTGTCCTAGTAGCACCGGGGGTAGTGTTTCTATATAATCGTAAGTAATGACCCTGAGAACTTTTCCTTATAAGCATTATTTATTATAACTCTCCCATACAACTAAGTATGTTAATAATGCAGATGCAATAAGTATCATTGATAACAACATCATTCTTCTTCTTTAACCTCTTCAGATTCTAATGAATCTTTCAACATCTTAACAAATGCATCGTGACCTACTCTAAGTTGGTCTGCAATAAATCCATTAGATGCTTGTTTGTTTTGTATGTCGTTTATATGATTTACCATCATTTTCTGTTCGTCAGTTAAATCCTCAATGATATATTCTTTACCATCAAGATTAATAACTGGCTTTTCTTTTTTTTCTTTAACCATTATTGACTCCTTGTTTAGTTAATTAAAGTTTTTTAAAATCTTCTATTGCTTTTGCTAGTTCATCACTTTCTGCTTTTGCTTCTGCCATCTCATTATCATAACGAGCCTTTTCTCTTTCTAAATCAGATAAAGACCATTCTCGTTTTGAATCATCTAATGCTTCACCAGTTTCACTATTAAAGCGTTTCTGAGATAAGACAACGTGGGCTGGTTTTGCTACCCTGTCATCAGCATCTTTTACTTCATCAACCTTTTCAAATGCAACCTTACTTGCAGATTTTAATGAACTATATTTAGACCATTTCATTTATTTTTCCTTATTAACAATTACAATTTTTACAGTTACAGCATTTACACATTTAACTACCGCCTTGCCTTTTTATTTCGTTATCTAAATCGTTAGAAACTTTATCTGCAATAGCATTTATTTCTTCATCAGACCACTCAGAACGAGTTTTGTATTCATCGTCTCCAGAAGGAACATAAACTGAAGATGCTGTTATTTTATTACCATTAGAATCTATGCCTTGTTTAATAAATTTTATTTTTTCTACTACATCCATTCCTGAACATATTTTAGCTTTCCATTCTATTGCCATTATTTACTCCTAAGTTGTAACTCTAATTTCTACTGCATATACATCATAAGTTCCCGATGCCATTGCAACTTTTAATACACCACTTGCGGCACTATATGTTCTTGCGGCGGCAGAACCAGATATACCTTGCGATGCAATAACATCAACATCACTCAATGAATAACTAACTAAATCGTGAGCCATGTTTCCACCGCTATTCATCCAAACCATTGCCAATGCTCCATACTGAGATGCTTCTCCTATCGCTGTAGCACTTGTTCCTACACTAACTGCATCTCTAAAATTATTTCTAATGCCAGTACAATGAACTGTTGCAGTTCCTTTTCCACTGGTATTACCCATATAAACTTTTGCTATAGATGCGTTACCAATTGTTGCTGTGTTATTTGCCACTCCTTCCGCACCATTACCTAAAACTATTTGATTCTCAGCCGCACCAGTAGATACATCTGCACCTGTACCAATGACAGTATTTAATCCTCCAGAGTTTGTAATCGTGTCTCCAGCATCTTTACCAATAGCGACATTTGAGTAACTATCACCACAAGCAGTAAGAGCATTGTACCCCACAGCAGTATTATTGCTTGAGGTTGAAATTAAATCAAGTGCTTTAAATCCGATAGCCGTATTTCCAAGACCAGTTGTTAATGCGTTCAAAGCATCCATTCCCACAGCAACAGAACCTTCTTGAGTATTTAAAGCATTCATTGCATTGTATCCAATAGCAACACAATTATTTGCCGCTTGTGATGTACTTAAAGAAAAAGCACCTACTGCAGTATTTTGCACGCCTGTTGTTAAAGCATCTAAAGAGCTTCTTCCCATTGCAGTATTATTATCTCCTGTAGTAATAGCATTTAAACCATCTAACCCAACAGCAGTATTATTAGTAGCTCCTTCCATCGCTCCTTGCATTACACCAGAACCTACTCCTGTATTTGAAGTACAAGCTGTAGTTGTCCAATCTCCAGAACCAGCATTTGCACCAATAAAAGTATTGTGATTATTTGCAAGACCAGCATCTCGGTACATTGTATTATATCCAAGAGTTGTATTGTAACCTCCTTGAGTGGTTTCTGACAGGCTTTGATGTCCAACAGCAGTATTTTGTACTCCGCCAACTAATGCAGTGAGAGCAGATAATCCTATACCAACCGAACCATCCGCACTAACATCTGCTCCCCCACCAGCAGATTGACCTATAAAAACAGCGTTATTAACTGATGTAGTTGAGCTACCAGCAAAATCTCCAACAAATACATTGAAATCTCCATCAATTAAAGCATCCCCACTCCTTGCTCCGACTGATACATTGTAACCACCAGTAGTGACTGCCTTCAAAGAATCTTGACCTATTCCAGTATTATTTGCTCCAGATGTAACACCACTTAAAGCAAGATAACCAACGCCTGTATTGTTATCTGCCGCAGAAGTCATATTCGCATCAAGAGTGCCATATCCAACTGCAACATTATAACCAGCTCCAGCATTTGTACCAGACATAGAACCAACACCAATCGCTACATTTCTTTGATTAGTGGAAGTTGTAGATGCACCACCTAATGCGTACCAACCCACAGCAACATTATCCTCACCTACATCTAATCCATCCATTGATGCGTAACCAACAGCAGTGTTCCTTGCCCCAGTAGTAATAGATTTTCCACTTTCAAATCCCACAGCCGTGTTTCCAGCTCCAGAAGTCAATGCAGTAAGGGTTTTATACCCAATTCCAACGCTTCCTGAAGCGTCAGCAGTTAATGTACCAACACCTATTGCTTGAGAACCTATTGCCACACAATCATTTACAGCCGCAGTTGTATGATTTCCATGTAACGCTTCCCATCCAATAGCGACATTATCATCTGATTCTGTTGTACCTCTATCCAAAGCACCAAATCCAACTACTACATTGCGTTCTCCTGTCGTCAGGTCATTTCCAGCATCTTCACCGATAAGTACATTGTAATTTCCACCAGAGGCAAGTGCATTTCCAGCTAATTTTCCAAGTACTGTATTTGATGTACCACTATCATTATTAGATAGTGAGATTCTGGAGTTGGAGTCAATAACCATTTTTGCTGTTGGGTCTGCACCAGTACCGCCTGTCAAAAATCTTATCTGACCATCGTGCCTAACTTCAATACCCGCACTTTCTTCACTATCATTGTATCTATCATTACCCCCAGATGTATTAACAAAAGTATTAGAACCAAGATAAAGTAATACACCTACATCACCTACTCTTACAGGTTGTATAATTGCATCTGCAGTACCACCATCTTGGTCAAATTTTATACCTTGCACTGCACTCGTATAAACAGAAGGTGAAAAGTTTATATTTTTTCCACTACCTATATTTACATCACCAGAAAAAGTAGTATTTTGACTTGAGTCTAATGTAAGTGCAAGAGCATTGCTTGTATAAAGCTCTAATGAACCAGCAGTATCACTTGCACCTCTTTTAGATACTATATCTGTAATTGGAGTAGAACCTGAGTTGCTAAAAGACCTTATGTAACTACTAAAATCACCATCACCAGTTCTTGTTCCTTTTAATTCAATTAATGCATTTTTTGCTGATGCGGTAGCAGAAATTGTTAGCACTTTAGTGCCAGATGCCCCACTTGAAATATTGGGCAACATACCCATTCCTATGTTACCTCCCGGCTCTATAATAAAGTCAGGTTCTCCGCTTAAATCTTCTGCTATATAATACTCATCACCACCTGAACTAAAATGGTCAGAATCACTTAGCCCTTGATACCATTTAGCACTCGTTCCTGTTGAATATTCAAATCTTGCTCCACGATTTGTTGCACTCTTATCAAGCTTAACAACACAATTATTACCATCTGGTGTTATTGAAAAAGAACTACTTCCACTTATAAATTTAGTTCCTGATGAAGTTGAGGCATTAACTGTTATAGCACCATCATCAGCAATTCTCATTCTTTCTGTTTGGCTACCCATTACCGCACCAGATGCAGTAAAAACTATATCTTCAAATGCACTTACATATAAACTATTGCCATTTGCTGTTCTGTCACTTCCAGATGCTCTTTGCAAACCAACATTGTCATCGTGGAATTGTATTTTTTGGTTTGCTGGGTTTCCAGCAGTTGAGTCTATTATTAAATTATCTGTTACTTTTACATCGCCAGCAAAAGTAGCATCACCAGTATCTAATAGCGTTAAGACAGTGGTGCTGTCTCCATTAATTTTTAATTCTTGACTGTTGTAATTAGCGTGGATTGACCAAATGTTGTCAGGGTCTGGATTAGTATTAGTTAATGTTATCTTGGAAAGAGTATTTGTTGAGCCTTTTATTTCTAAAGATGAGGCTGGGTCTGCATCACCTATTCCTATTCCAAGCTTACTTCCAGAAGATAAAACTAAATTACCATTGATTATTTCATCATAATTACCAGAACCATTACCATTGACCGTTAAGTCTCCTGATATAGTTACATCACCAGAGATTGTACCTCCGGCTAGGCTTACATTTAATCTATTATTTGTAGTATCTAAAGCCGCATTTAAGGCTTCTTGTGTTGTGTGAGAAAATGCTTCTACTGCATTTCCCGAAGAATCTAGAAGTACTTTATTTAGTACCTCCTTACTTGTAAATTTATTTATGTCTGACATTGCTTATCCTATATTCCTCCACCACCGCTTAAAAGCATCTATATTGGTTAAACTAAGGTTGGAACCTTTACTACTCTACTCCCACCTGTTTTATCTTTTTTCCTTACTCCGTACCTTTGTACGCATTGTTTAAAACTTCTTTCGTGTTTATTAGCTAAAGCCATAGATGCTTGCATCGCACCTGCATCTGTAGCTGTGCCTGCTCTATCCATATATAAACACTTTTTAACATAATCAACTACTGCTAACTCTAAGGTATTATCTATATCTAAATTATCCGTAATTGCTGTAACTGAGTTAGGCTCTGAGTAATACTGGATAAGTATTCCATTTGTTACGGTTTCAGATATTGCTTTGAATTTTTTTCTAGAACTAGTTCTCGCTGTTCCATTGGAATCAACGCTAGTAATTAATGCAAGCTTATCACCTTCTATAAAGTACATAGCTTGACTGTCTGGGTATTTAATACTACTTGCCATAATTAATCCGGTACGTTTAAGTTATCTTCACTTGCTATGTCTGCTAATAATAAATCTTTATCAACTAATCTTGGTATTTTTATATAGTCACCATCACTATCCATTAAGTAAACTCTTAATACTTGATTTACTTCTAGTTTTTTACTACTAGAGTCTTGAGCCCCATCTGCTAAATTGTAATACATTTTATCAGCAGTTGTACTAATCTTTGCATGAGAAACTTTTACTTTATAAGTTCCTATTTCTACTAGTGCATCATTTATTAAATTCATTATATATGTCTCTGGAGCACTAGGGAATACTTGCCTAACTCTACTTATTAATTCTTTTACACTTATGGAATGAACTGCCATATTAGTTTACTAGCTTAGCTAGCCCTTTGTCATAATCTTGTTGTAATTTAATTTGTTTCTTTTCATAGAATGAATACTTTGCATTATTATAGGAAACTCTCTGACTGGATTCTGTAGCGTAGTTAGCAACCATTTCAGAGTCTTCTCTACCTGCATTTGTTTTTAAATTAGTCAATGCGGCTGATGCATTTGTCATAGGAGAAACATCTCCCATTAAATTATCCAAAGCTCTTATTGCGGCATACAACACAACCAAGTGCTCTGCCTCATCTGGAAAGTTTGCTATAGTACTTACAGCACTAGCATCAACAGTTGGAAATGCAACAAACTGAACATCCGCTGTTTGATTAGCTGTAGGTGTAGGATACACTTCCAATACATTATCATACAAGAGATAAGCTGGGTCTGTAACTGTAGCAAATTCCATATCTGAGCTGTCTTGTATCCTACCTCTTTTAAAGCTGTCCACATACCTACAAGGTCTTTGAACTCCACTACTATCTGCATCAACTCTAAGTACATTCATTATTCTACCCTTAGTATCAATACTTGTTAAGGTTGATGGAGAATTGTTAAGAGTTGTTTTATCAGCACACTTGTAGAGCATAGACATAGGAAGTGCGTTTATAATCTCTTTAGCACCAGCAGTCATAAAGTCATCCATAGCTACTTGGTCTGAAAATGTACCGATTAAGTCTTGTATTTGTACATCAAAATTAGCCATTTAACACACCTGCCTGCCTTACTTTTTCTTTCCAAAACTTATTACTTTTTGCAATTTTATCTTTATTAATCTTATCTATATGACTGTCCATACTAACTGTAGAAAATTCTATATCACTTCTCTTACCTATCTCACTTTGCATAAATAAATTAGTAGTATAAACAGACTCAGAAGCTTTCTTGCCACAGCTTCTGCAGTAGAACCATTGTTCCGGGTTTGGTGTTTCGCAATGTATACAATTCATATTTACATATGGGGGCATCGTAAGACACCCCCATACCTTTACTTTAATCTGTTAAGATTCGTAAGTCCATGAAGATGCATCATCCATTTCTTTTATGTACCAGCCGTCTGCTGTTCCATATTTCACAGAAATAACTGCACCTTTTTTAGCACCTGTGCAACCGATATATTTTCCATCAGTAGATGCGGATTGACCACAACCACCTAAGAATTTATCACTAGCATTAGGGTCTAGTCTTAGATACTCTGAGGAACCTAAGTCTATTCCAAGGACTACTTTATACTCAAGACCTGTAGCCACAGCAGGTAAAGTAACAACAACATCTGCTTTATCAATGATATGAACTCCACCTACGTCTGCCGCATTATCTAATGTGACAGCACTACTGTGATATTCTACATGGTTTGCTTTTACAGCGACTCCCTCTAAGAAAGAACCGCTATTTTGTTCTAAATAACTTGCTCTAGCCATCATTAAACTCCTTGTAATTGAATTAACATATGACTTTCAGGAAGAGAAACTTCCAATCCAGCCTCAGTTAAAATCATATCTTTACGAAGGTCTTCGTCAGCAGACTGAACGTTAGTCATGATTTGAGTGTCACGATTAACTCCATTACCTACCAATGGTCTGTAAGCTACATTATCCATATCAACCATACATAAGAAACCAGAAGCAAAACCTCTGAATAGAGGCTCTTTAACTAGGTTCATTGTACCGTGAATAGTTTCAATTTGAAGAATTGTATGCCCAAAAGAACCTTGGGTTTTTTCCATATTGTACCTTAAGTTAGACACATCATTAACAGTACTACTTGTTCCTGACATTAAAGATGTATTTAAAAATGCATCAGCTCCAAGTTTATTGAAAAATGTAATTACTGGCAAACTAGCTAATGCTAATTTTGAATCTGAGCCACCACGTGCTGGGTCATAAACAACTTCAAAATCACTAAGAATTCTGTCGTATGTTAACTGTGCCGCTGTTGCACTTCTAAAGTATGGTGCTCCTGAACTATATGATAAGTCACTTGTTCCAGTAACTGCTGTTCCATTTGCAAGAATGTGCCCAGCTATACCTTCAGAGTATTGAATACCTCCCGTAGATGCACGCTGACCAAAAAGCATAGCACGCTCAATATCTACTTTATGTTCACGAAGTTTAAGATTCCAAATTCTTTGGAACTCATCTGCGTAACCACGATAGCGAGTTGCTCTTGCAGTATTAGACATCTCACAAGCTGTTTTAAAGATTTGAGTGTAACCAAAATCATTATCCAGCTCTTCGGAGAATACATCTGGTGCTCCAGAACCTTCTCCAAAAGATGTACCAATAACAGTACATTTTGCGTTATTAACAGTTCCACCTGCATCTGCTCCTGAAATAGTCTTTCCAGTAAAAGAGGTATCTGACGAACCTATTATTGGATTAGACTCTATTCTTACGATTACTGGGTCTGAGACACTAGAGTTTTCCTGACCAATAACAAATACCATACCTTTGATAAGCCAATCTACTGAAGCTCCACCTGAAGTATCTACATTATAACTTAATGAAGAACCAGCCGCAGGGATGGTTTCTTCGCCTTTGAGTAAGAAAGAACGGTCTGTCATAGAGATTTTTGTTCTATCTTCTAAAAATCGGAATTGTGGGTCATCCGTAGGAACTTTAGCTACCTTTGAGAGATACACGAAAAATGGTGATTCATCTGGAGCCAAGTCCGCCACACGGTCACTAAAGTTGAATAACCTACGAGTATGATAGCCAGAAGCGGCTGAACCCGGGTCACCAACATTTACAATTCCTTGATTGTAAGTCGACATTTAGGACTCCTTGTTTATATTTTAGTATTCCTTGACGAGTTCATAACCCCTTGCCATACGTCATCTAGCTCGTTTGGTTGCTCAGGTGCAGACCCTTGAACTACTCCAGCCGTAGTTGGAATTGTTTTGGTCTTCTGAACAGCTTCTAAGTTTGGAGATACCTTTTCCTCACCGCCTTTATACTTTCTATACACATCAACTAACATATCCAAAGGAAGGTCTTCCCTAGGTGTAGTTGCAAATTGTATGAAGTCGTCAGCCATTTGAGGGTCTGTTATTCCGTGCTTACTAGCTAAATCCTGTCTTAAGTTATTTATCGCCATTTGTTGCTGAAACCCTTGCATCTGTTCTTGAACAGCTTGCTGAGCAACAGCCTTTTCTTGTTGCACCCTCATCTCATAAGAAGGTGAACCGGGCTTGTAATAAGCTTCCCAAGGGTCAAAAGAATCTTCTGTAACCTTAGGGGCTTCTTCTTTACTAGCCTCATTACCACTCAAAGTGTTTCTCATCGCTTCAACTACGTCAGGTCTATCTTGTAGAACCCTTCCTAGTTGCTCGTATTTACGAAGCTCCTCGAGCTCATTATTAAGCTTGTTATACTCAGCGGCTTTTTTATCGTACATTGATTGAAACTTTTTAGCATCATCAATAACTTCTTCAGCAGGTTGTGCTGGTTCTCCACCGACTTGTACAGGCTCAACAACTTCTTCTAAAACTTCGCCTTCCACGCCTTCTATTGCGGTATTTTCGTGTATAGTGTTTTCCATTATTTTCTCCGATTTCTTTTAATTTAGCATCACCTATTTAAAGATGTCTATAAAAGCAGAACCGGGTAACGTTCCCACTACTTCTGTTTTCATTAGCTTACAGCTTGAGTCTCTGAGTCAACAATTCGTTTTAGATTATCAACCTGTACCTTGCTTTTAAACTTGGTATCATTTTGAATCTCATTAAGCCTGCTCTTGAACTTCTCAGTTTCAGCCCTCTTTCTTGAGTTGAGCGTTTCACGCTCTGCTGTTTGGAGGTCTCCACTAAGTTTCTTGACCTGAGCTTCGAGTTGTTTAACATAAGACTGCATCTGAGCCATTTGGCCTTTCCGCTGTAAAACACCTTGTTTGTCAAAGATTTCAGTTTTCTTTAAAACCTCGACATCATCTACCAGATTCATTCTATACGCTTCTAGGTACATCTGATACTCAGCTACCCTATTAGAAGGTAATGTTGAACCGGATATAATTCTCACGTCGTAATGCCCTACGGTGATGTCATTTGTAATGGCATTAACCTCTTGACGCTTATCGTCATACATATTTACCGTAAACTCCGTAATGTCGTTATTTGGCTGTACAATTCTAAACGTCTTTGCGTAAGTATAATGACCCTTAGCTAGGTTATACAAACTCTTACCTAACCTTGTCAAACTTCCTTCGATATCTCTTAATTTAGATTTACCACGAGTCTCACCCATTTCGGCAAGCATCGCAGTACCACGAACTGTTTCAGGTGCGGCTTCCTTGAAGCCTTGCATTAGTTCTGGGATACCGAAACTTAAATCTATATAGTGCTCTATCCTACTCATTAAATTATAAAACTCTCCTGAGAGTGATTGTGGGGCAGGGAAGTGCGGTGCACCAAACTCTGGGTTATAAGGTATAACAGCATTAGGTCTAGCCCAATCCTGTTCCAACTGCCCCAAATCATCTACGCTCCCCTCTGGAACCATTAGTTTTAGTCCAGCAGAGGCTTGAGCGTGTGAGAGAGTGAGAGAGAAAAGCTTGTTCAAAAGTCTTTGAGAGTCTTTGACTTTTGCGATATCAGACTTCGGATAAGGAGTTCCTGTCCATATATTAGGAACTGGTATTATCGGATATATGTCTGTATTTAATATTTGCTCATACAACAACACATCACCTGCTGTTGCTGAGACTTTAATTCTTGTTTGCATTACTTCAACAATCTCAATCATTTCAGCTTCTATTAAAAGCTTTGCGTTTTCAGATTCTATGAAGTCATTATATTTTTCTATATCTAGGATAACTTCTGAGCCATCCTGCTTGTTGAATATTCTATAGAAAGGAACTTTTACTTTTGTAAACCTTTCTAGTATTCTATACTTATTAACCCTGTTGTACTCTGATTCGTATGTTACATCTGGTGTAAAAGATTGTGAAGAATTTTTTCTACCACCCTCAGGATAATCTTCTTCATCGTAATAACTATCAATATCTTCTATAAAAGGTTCTACCTGAGGATACATATTTAGAAGTTGGTCTTCTGTAAGTATGGTAGATAATATAATACCAGACGCATCGTCAGCATATCTATGCCTAGATGCTGGGTCTACATAAACTCTGAATGGGTCTAGGTAGGTATACTTAACCTCACCTCTACCGTAGTCAGCTTCTGGGTCTATGTAAGCATATAAGTAACCCATACCTGCAGTAGCATAATCGTGTACTGCTTGCTTGAATTGTGTGTCACCATCAGAGATATCCCATATGTATTCAAGAACAGTTCTCCATACATTGGATATTCTACTATCAGAGTCTTCTCTACCAACTGCACTATACTTAGGTGAGCGTGAAGTAAGTAGGGATTTTAGTTTTTCTATTGCGGCATACACTCTGTCAATAACAAAGTCACCTTGTCCTACTGCACGTAGGGCATCTGACTCTTCTTGAGAATAATGGTTACCTAGAAAGAAATCTATAGAATCTCTTGCCTCCACATCCCATTCGGCACGAGCATCCCTCCACATTCTCCATAACTGTCTATTAACTTCTGAGTGTTGAGCTTCGTTCTTTTCTAACTCTCTAATACTAGAAATAGGTACACCTTCCTTTTTGGTGTGTAATATAATAAACTATACATATATAATGCAAGTACTTTTTAAATTTTTTGTCCAGTTACCCAAGAGATAACTCTTTTCTTTGTTTCACTTACAGGTTTTACTACCTTGTTCTCTATGAAGTCAGTAGCATCAAACCTCTTACTAACAGGGGGTCTAGCTTTATTTATAGCATACCAAAGACCATCTAGTATATCATCGTTCTTACCTTTTGGAAACTGATACATCTCATCTACAAGTGATGTATGAGACCTTTTTATAAACATTTTCTTTCTATTTACTATTGGTGCTAGTAAAGACTCTAACCTATCTTCTTTCTTTATACCACTAGGAGGTCGTACACCTAGAGCTATACCGGGTGCTACTTTTCTTTCCTTACCTGAAAGACTGTTAACAGCATCCTTGATTATACCCTGAGCCCCAACGTGTTCTACGTTTACACGCTTTACTGGTGAAAACTCTCTAGCGTATTCCAGTATCTGCTCTGGCATATCATATAAAGGTATATGTTCTCTCATATAATCAATAACATAAATATTTCTATCACTATCTATACCTATAACCATTATTATCTGATAGTCACTTGACTCTGTAGCTTCATACGCTAAGTCAACACCCATATAAATATTAACAGGAATAGCATCATCCTTGTTTACAAGATACGCATAGCCATCTCTACTTTCAAACTCGTGGTCATAGTTTTGTAATCTATCTGTTTTAAATTTAGCATTTTCTAGGTCTCTAGCCTCATTCAAATATTCTTGTGCAAATTTATGTGATAACCCTACATCTTCAAATCGTCTACGTATATCTTGTAGTTTTTCCTTGCTAAAGTAGCTTGGCCACAACACATTACCATCTGAGTCTATTGCCTTGTGGTACATAACATCCCAAGCATAATCTCTTTTATCTCTTTGAGCTTCTACGTAACCATCATATATACTCTGTAGAAATGAATCATAGTGAACTATAGTACCTATCATCCATATAGAACCTTCATTACCTGCTGAGTTTTCTAGAGCTGGCTCTACAGTAGACATAACCCACTCTTTAATCTCTCTTCTCCTGTCTGGAGTTTTTGTATTCAGCTCAGATTCAAAGTCATCAAGAACTATCTTAGTGTATCTTAAACCTAGTTGTGACCTACCACGAAGTCTTTGTGATGTACCCTTAGCTATAACCCTATCTCCTTTACTTGTAGTAAACTCTTTTTCTGTCCACTTACTACCACGTATGTCACCAAAGTAGTAATTGAGTGCAGGGTTAACTTCTATGTGGTTTTGTATGTATTTAATGTGGTCTATTGCCTGAGACTGTTCTTCAGCTACCCAAGCTATAAATTCCTTCTTACCTTCAGGATTAAAGTATAAATGATATAGTAATGCTGTCTTAGCTAGAGTTGACTTACTATGACCACGAGGAAGTATAATACAATTTCTTTTCTTAGAGTTATCTAGTAGTAAGTCATTCAACTCATAATGATACGTAGCAGGAGTAGACTTCATAAAGTCTTCTGGTAGAAATAGTTGACCAAAAGAGATAATATCTCTTTTAGCTAGTTCTAATACACGTTCTTTTTCAGATACGTTATTTTTATTTATGTTCGGAGCTTTAGACAATCTTCTGACATCCAATCTTTCTTAGGTACAAGTTCAAACACGGTATTATTTTGCAACAAAGCTGGGCCTATCGTATACATCCAAGCATCTACTTCATCATCATCGTTATATGCTTTAACCATTCTTCTTTCATATAATCCATAAGATACACCTTCATACCTGTCGTAACCAGCTAAATCCATATTATCAACATCAATAACCTCTACAATCATCTCATTTTGATTCTCATCAATAAATGCGGCTGGATAGTTTCTATGTCCGGGAAACACTAATGAGTAGCCATCTACTTTCCAAGTATCTCGCTCACCATTTCTAAGTGTTCCGTATACTGCTAACTTATTCGTCTTCATCTAGGTCTTGTCTAAATTGCCAATAGTCACTTAAATCATTCATATAGCCACTATCAATAAAACTAGAATAAACTTGACTTTCGTAAAACAGTTCATAGATTTCAGTAGCAATGCTCTGCTTTGACATATCATCTTTTATTGACATACCGTTATCATCAGCGTGCTCTAGAACCTCCATCACTATTTCGTATAGATTCATCAGCTTTTCAATTCCCTTTTGGCACTTGCCAGTTTCTTATTGTTTCCACCAATAGCTTCTAGTTGCTCAGATGAGAATCCTTGGAATACAGTAACGGATTCAGATTTCTTTTCAGTATCTTTCATTCCAGCTATAGAAACTAGTTCTTTTAATAAGGACACCTTATCACTATCTCTAGAGGTAGTAGACTCTATAATGTCCTTCATCTTCTCTAAGATATACAATGGGGTTATCTCTGCCTCATTCAATATCTTATCTATTTCTTCACGTATCAAACTTTTTACCCTTTCAGTGTTCATTAAAAACTTAGCTTCTCTTTCTGCATACTTTCTGCTATTAGCTGGAAATGCAGTTAGAAACGCATCTACCATATCTTCGCCCTTAGCTACATACTTAGCAAATAAGAACTCATTTCTAGTTGCTTTCTTTCTTTCCTTCTTTACTTTGTATGCACTATCGTACTTAGGACTGAAGGTATATATGTTTTTTCTCATATCACCAGCAATCTTATAACTACTTGTACATATGTATGTACCCATTACAGTTCTGATGTAGTCAGCTTTTATAATACCATTCTTTTTAAGATAGTTTCTTTTTAAAACCTGACACACTTTACCATCATCACACAGAACCCAATCACCTTCAAAGCCATCTCTCCAGTTCTCAACTAACTCAGTGTTAGGCATAAACTGCTGAAACTCATTGACATCATCAAATAAAAGATGGTCTTTCTTCTTTATGGTTCTACTTTGCATTCAAAACTTTTCCATCAACCGTACTAACTCCATTTACTATTTGATGTATTGTAACATTGAAGTTACCATTTCTATGAAAGTCCACTATAGCAAATGCGTGTTGCCAGTTATGTTGTCTATTACCAAGCCATTCATTAGCTTCTGCACTCATATCCTTTAAACATCCTATTGACCACGCTGACTTAACTCCGTCAATGTGTGTAACAGAGCTCTGCTGAATATCATGATGGTGACCATACATAACATTACCACCGAGACGAAGGAGATGATTACGAGTGTGACTAACTCCTGCAAAATGATGCCCGTGGTAGAAATTAATTTTACCAATCTTGAGCATCTTTCCGAGCCTATGATACTTGTATCCACGCTCTTTAAGACGTAATGCATTTTTAACGAGTATTTCTTTAGCCAAGTATGGATTTTCTTCAACAAACCTATTGAGCCAGTCTTCATGATTACCCTCCACGAAATGACGTTCTTTAGTTCCTGCTTTATCAAGAGATGCGTCTATAGTATCCATACCCTTGTTTACAGCTTTTATTTCTTTATATACAAAAGGAAGCTGATATTCCAAAGGTGGTCTCTTTTTCTTCTTCCACTGCCAATGAGATACAGACTCCCATTCTCCAGTATCACCTAAGTCTATATATATGTCAGGCTTTACAAGTTCTATAGCCTTACATACTACTTTTATTGCTTTCTTGTCCTCATATGGAAAATGCTTATCTGGCGTTACGATAGCTCTCTTCATCTGACAAAACCCTTTATTACTTTAATTAACAATACTATAGCTATGGCTTCTAGAAAAAACCAAAGCTTTCCAGATATCATTGTTATAACTGCTACTGCTGTTCTCATTTATTCCTCCTAGACAATCTAGCAGACTGTCTTATTCTATCGTCAGTTATTCCCGGTATAACCACAGTATCAAAAAAATCACAACCTCTCTCTACTCTACAAGACTTACCACTTAGCTTAGAATCTAATGTAATAGATAGTTTATCATCTTTTCTATTAAATACACATCCTATACAGTTACCTGCATCCCAGTTAGAGCAATAACTTCTAGCTATGTTTAATACTTTGGCCATATCTTCAACATTAATTTAAATAAAAGACAATATATAGTACAAGTATTATTTTTTTAAAAAAAGTACTTGATATATATATGGTTTTATTAGTAACTTATACGGGCTCTAAGCCAAGAAGCTACTTAGTTTACTTAGTAAAAGAAAGAAATATATTACTAACGTAATATAAAAAGAAAGAAAAGATGAATGGCAAAGGTGATAAGGATAGAACCTCTGATATTAAGAGGTATAAAAATAACTACGAAAGGATTTTTGGTAGTAAACCTGCTACTACAGCAACTAGACCTAGACAAGATGTTTCAAGAAACAAAGTGGAAAGAGGTACAAAGCGTAGAAAACAAGGGTTATGAGGTAGAAAAGGTAACTATGGTAGCAGGAGTACGTGGTAATGAAGCAGAACACGAGATACTTGCATACCTTTACTATATTGTAGACACGAAAACTGGCGAAAATTCACTCAAAACTAGAAAACCTACACATATACCCGTATTTTAAATAAAATCTCCATATATGGGCAAAATACAGCCAAATAGAACTATTTCTATATTGTACACTTACCTACTATTTAAAAAAAATTACAAAATATTTTAAAAATACTTGTTTTAAGTAGCTTTTCATTAGTAAATTCAATAAATAAAAAAGGTTGAAAAAATGAAAAGAAGGTTAGACAAAGCTCTGGGTAATGATTTTTCTAGTGAATCATCTATAAACAATATAAATTCTGCAATAACTTTAGCTAAAAGTATGAAAGTATACGATGTAGTAGACCCATCTGGTAAAATAATGGGTGAAATAGCAGAAATAGTAAGTAGGCTACAAAATGCAGAAGAACTAGAATCTGTAGATATGAACGATTTTGCAGGGAGTTTAGACTTCCTATCCTAAAAAAGTAGTATAATTTTGTGTGTAGCTCTTATTTGCGTTATACCCCCCTCCCCTATCTCCGTTTGAAATTTCAAATCTTGGTTCGATTTTTGGAATAGTGGTTCGAATGTTCGACTAGCCAGTCGAAAAAAACCCTATAGTTAAAATAAATGACAAAAGCAAGCATTATTTTTTTGAGTGTGATATACGTCACACTATTAAAATTAACTATTGACTTTTGGCAAAACACTCTAATTATAGTTTCAATATATTTTTTTATTTTCTAGGTATTCTCCTAGATAATCGCTACTTTCCCCAATATGAAATTTTCTAATAACAACAAAGTAGTCTTAATGAGAATCAATCTCAATAAGGTTTCTATAGGAAATGCTTATAGATAATCTTTAGTAGATAATATATCATTGGACAAACCAAGCAAAGGAGAAGGTAAAATGAGTAAAATCAGTAATACACAGTTAAGAGAGATGTTAGCTTTAGGACTAATCACAGCAGAGAAGTTCCAAGAGTCTATAACTCTGGGGGTAGCTAGTGCAAGCAAGAGAGGAAAAATCGACGTAATGTGCGATAACTTCCCAGAGTTTGCAGAGATAAAAACCAAGCTAGATGAATTTCACACTACTAACAAAGATAAGGTAGATGAAGTTATGACAGAAAACGGTTTTGAACCTGTGACGAAAATATCTCTTAACATAGCAAAGTAGAACGGTGACCTGTAGAACGGGGCTAGTACATCTAGCCTCGTTTTGCTTAGACTATTCTCTAGACTTCGTATCTAGTAGATGCAAAAATAGTAGATGCGAATTTTATAGAATAATAAAATAGTAGGTACAAAATGAATAACAATAACCTAGTAGTAGATATGGAAAGTGCTACACCGATTGATGACTACAGATTTAAAAGTGTAGGTGCGGTAAATATCTATTATTCAAAAGGTCTAGATAAAAAGTACTCTCTACTAATTGACTATGTAGGTAATGAGAAGAAGTCTATTGACAATGTTACTAGTAGCCTCATTAATCTATGGCATATAATAGAAGCTATGCGGAGTAAGGCTAGAGGCGATAATATGATAGTCAATGTAATAGATAAAGATGCTGGTACTAGATATAGTAGAATAACACTAGCGACTACGCTCAATCAAGTAGAGAAAGCAGAAGCATTAGATAGGCAGATCAAATTAGCAAGGAATACTAGAAGAAGAATGGTGGTACAGAACAAGTATCACAGTAGAAAGCGTAAGAAGCTAGACCCGAGACTTATACGACCAATACTCAGAGAAGAGAAAACTTGGTAGAAAGATTTAATAATAACACCGATACCTATAAGGAGGTAATAGAATGAGACGTAGTAAACAAGTTAAAGTAGCTAGGAGAAAGAAGAACGCTTTACTAAAAGCTAATGGTAGAACACCTGCACAAATAGAAAGAGTAAAGCGTAAAAAGAGTAGGAGTAGATAAGTGTTTGAGCTAATAGACATATTACGTAGAAATATAAAAGACTACTTCAGCCATAACCCTACAGAGAAAAGAGTAGCTGTGGTTTTATTAGATGAGAAGCAGTACAAACAGTTACTAGAGTGTGATGATGTAGAAGGACTAGATGAAGGTAGTGTGGTAGAAGTAGTAGAAAGGAGTAGATAGGATGTGTAAAAGATGTGACTCAATAGATAGATACTTTAATACTGGAGATAATGCAGATAAAAGAAGTGATAATGCTAAGAAGATTAGTAGAGATATATCTAAGTACATAGGTGACATTGTACTATCAGATATAGATGACTTGCTATGTGGAATAGATGTAATAGATAAATGTAGTACCATAATAGATGACGACAATCTACCTCTAGCCCTATCTCCTAATAGACAAGGATTTAGCAATCAAGAGATAGACCACCTACTATCAAATACGTGGTTCTATATACGAAATAATATATCTAGATTAATTAAGAGGTATGAGGGTAGTTAATAGATGAATATAAAAGAATATAATAAAAGATATAGAAATATCTACGGAGTAGATGTTAGCGACCTTACACCAGAAGAAGTAGAAAAGTATAATAGTAGATGGTTTGTAGCATACTTTTTAAAAGAAAATTATGGAGAGTTCTACACATATCAACCTAGAAAATTTAAAAACTCTATTGAAATTTTAGTACAAGGTTCTGCTCTAGTTATGTATAATACTAGAAAAAGAATGCTAGAGTTTGATGAATACAAAGGTAAGGTATATAGAAGATTAGGATAATAGATGCAAACATTTCTACCATACGAAGATTTTACTCTATCTGCACAAGTACTAGACTATCGTAGACTAGGAAAGCAGAGAGTAGAAGCCTTGCAAATCTACAATGTATTAGTAGATAACCCAACTCTACAAGGCAATAAATACAAGGGTTGGCGTAGACATCCAGCCGTTCTAATGTGGGAAGGCTACGAGGAAGCGTTGTTGCTCTACAAAAACAAAATGATAGAAGAGTGGATACTTAGAGACTATAATAATACTATGGAACTTGTAGGTCTTCCAGATTCTATAAAGATGCCTTCTTGGATAGGCGATGATAGAGTACACGCTTCACATAGAAGCAACCTACTTAGAAAGGACTTAGAGTATTACTCTAAGTATAGATGGAAAGAACGTAGAGATATGGATTACTATTGGCCAATTTAGTAGATAGAAAGTTAAAAAAGTTCTTGCTTTTGTCAGTAGAATTTCGTAAGCTCTATGTAGGAAAAACGTACATCGAGATAATACTTGATGTAGATGTAAGTTAATAGATAACAATAAGATAGGAGAAAGTATGAGAGAGATACTTCATCACCTACTTGGTACTTGTGGAGAGAGTCACGTTAGTGTACTAACTCTGTATTATCTAGGAGTCTTTGTAGTATACAAAGAACTTGTAGTAACGATAGCAAGAGAGGTGAAAGATGGTCTATTCAAATGAAGTCTATCTAGTAAATAGTAACTATGCTAGAACAGTAATTCAAAATAACACTAGGTCTAATCAAGCTACTAGCTTCAGAGACATAGATGTAGAAAGTGCTATGCTAGACTATAGTGCTAGAGTAGATGTAGATACTGTAGAGGGTACGTCTAATAGAATATTCAAACTAATAGATGTATCACATAACTACAAGCATAATGTACCTTGCTTACTACTAGAAAGGAGTGATGGTCTACGTATTATATGTAGAATCCTAGATGTTCTATTTACAGATAAGAGACTACTTACTGTAACTTGGAGTCAGTCTAGAGATACATACTTAATAC